AAACTTAGCAGAACAGAAATGTATTATCACATTGAAGCAGACAATGAACTAACTGAAGAGTTTAATCCTAGTTTTAAGCCAAGCAAGTATGATAGAGATACAGTTCATGTTTGGAGAGCAAAGAATAGTGTAAATGATTTAGTATATGGTTACAGTGGAATAAAACTATTTCCTAAAAAGAATGTACTTGCACTTGATCCTGAAAAGGTTGTTGACTTTACAACAAGTGTTAGTGATAAGTTTAAAGCAGTACAAATTGTAGGAAGCACAGTTCATTATGATACTGATCCATACAACACTTGGAAGGCTGCTTTTAGAGAGTGTGCAAAACTTAGTGCAAAGATTATTGACAGACAAAAAGATAATGAAACAGATCAAAGATTAGATACTTGGTGTACTATTGGCAAGGGTGACTTTGGGGACTACAGTATAGCAGGAGCATTAGATGGATCAAACTATGGCAAGTTTGCAACACCTGAAGACATGGTACTAGTTAATGATTGGGATTGGCTAAAGGATAGATATGAACAAGCAACAAGTTAACTTTATAGATGACAATGACTTTTTAGGTCGTATGCTATTACTAACTGGTAATAAAATGTTTCATGACTTGAGAAATGCAAGTGATAATTGCAATGCAGACTTTACTGATGCACTTAGTTGGGGACAATTAAAAAGTAAACGTTGGCTTGTAGATGAATTAACAAAGTGTAACGTAGAACTTCGTACTGTTTTTATTATGGGCGGTTGGTATGGCACATTAGCAAGTATGCTTTTTAACAGTGATATGATAATACATTATATTAGAAGTTTTGACCTTGATGAAAATTGTCAACCAATCGCAGACAAGGTTAACAATACACAAGTACAAAATAATTGGCGTTTCAAAGCAATTACACAAGACATGCATGACATAAATATGGATGCACATACATGGAGTTGTTGGAGTGCTAAGAATAATAGAAATAGTTTTCCAATAACAGATAGACCTGACACAATCATTAATACAAGTTGTGAACACATAGAAAACTTTACTAAATGGTATGATGGAATACCAAAAGGTAAGTTAGTAGTCTTGCAGAACAATAATTATAGTGAATTACCAGAACATGTAAATTGTGTAGAGAACTTAAAACAGTTTGAAAAACAAACACCAATGAATGAAGTGTTGTTTGAAGGCATACACCAGTTAAGCAAGTACAAAAGGTATATGAGAATTGGATATAGATAGTTTAGATATTCGTACACTACAGAAAGAAAGTGCAAGAGCATTAAACTGTATGGTAGCGAGCAATAATAACATTCATCAGTTTAATAAACAAGCACACCACAATAGTCATAACTGGTACAAAGCAGTTGTGAATTGGTACATCAGTGAGTACGGTGGTATGCCAAGCGTCACTGGTCCAGGTAAAGACGTTAAGTTATTATTGGACGATTGATGTATAGTATCACGACAGATAAACCCAACAGTTTAGATATTGAATGGGTTATTAATAACTATTGTAACTTCAGTTGTAGTTATTGCACAGAAGACCTCTACGGTAATACAAGTAGAGCATTAGATTTAGACACCGCAGTTAATTTCTTTAACACAGTACACCAACAAAATCCAGAAGCAAAGATGTTATCGCTTAGTGGCGGAGAGCCTACTATGTGGAAGCACCTGCCTGAGTTTGTAGACAGAGTTGCAGACAAATACTTCTTCCAAATTATAACAAACGGCAGTAGAACACTTGACTGGTGGAAGAAATTCGTGTATAATAGAAGTATAGATAGAATAACAATGAGTATCCATACTGAGTTTGCAAACTATGATAAAACATATGACAACATAGCATTCTTACAGGATCATACAGACTTAACAATATTACTATTATTCAAGCCCGGTTGTATTGAAGAACTAAAAACATTTGCAAACAAGTTAGTTGACAATAATATTAAATGTGTCATACAAGTAAAGCCATTAACGAGCCACGACAGTAGAAAAGTTTATTCTTATACTGACGAAGAAAAGAAGTATATCCGAGACTTCGCGTACGATAATGCAGTGAAAAACTTTGATAGTCAAATTGCAAAACGTTTGATTATTGATGGCAAAGAATATAACTTGTCAACTACTTTTAAACTGATTGGAGATGGGTTAAATAAGTTCACAGGATGGAGTTGTAACTTAGGCAAAAGTAGAATGTTTATTTGGACTGATGGAAACGTATTTCCAGCAACATGTAAAACGGCAATGAGTAGACCCATTGGCAATGTATTTGAAAATAGACTAGAAACATATAATGGAAGTACAATATGCAGAGATTCATTTTGTCATTGTGGTCCAGACATTAAAATAACAAAGAACAAGTAATGTACAAGTATCAAGATATAAAACAAATTCATTTAGAAATAACACAGAAGTGTCAAGCCGCTTGTCCTATGTGCGATCGCAATATGAATGGTAAAGGAATCAATCCACATATTGATCTAAGTGAACTAACAATAGAAGACATTGAAAATATGTTTTCTCCTGAGTTTATTGCACAGTTAGAATCAATGTATATGTGTGGTAACTTAGGCGATCCTATTATTGCAACAGACACACTAAAAGTATTTCAATACTTTCGTAAGCACAATCCTAACATGTGGCTTAGTATGAATACAAACGGTGGTGCTCAAGAAAGAGCATGGTGGGCTGGACTTGCTCATACATTTGATAGAAAAGGTGCAGTTATCTTTAGTGTAGATGGATTAGAAGATACTAATCATATTTACAGACAAGGTGTTACTTGGAAAATAGTTGAACGTAACATGAGAGCATTTGTAAATGGTGGTGGTAGAGCTCGCTGGGACTTTTTAATATTTGAACACAACGAACATCAAGTTGATGAAGCACGTAGACTAGCAGATGAAATTGGCTTTGAAAGATTCATGCCAAAAAAGACTGCTAGGTTTGTTACTGCAAAAACAGATGCTAAAGAATCACACCAAGCAAAGAATTATAAAGGCAAGGATACAAAGCAACTTAAAAAGCCTAGTGATAAATATGTAAACAAAGCACTCACAACACAACAAAAACTTATTGAAAAATATGGTGACATGGACAAGTACTATGATGCCGTACCCATTAATTGTAAAGTAAAAGATCAAGGTAACTTGTTTATTACTGCCGAAGGCTTAGCGTTGCCTTGTTGTTGGACCGCAGGACGTATGTACAAATGGTGGCATAAAGATCCTAAAGTAGAACAAGTATGGGACTTTATTGATTCAGTTGGATTAGAAAAACTAAATGCCAAACAAGGATTAGATAAAGTATTTGAAACAAGTATTTTCCAAGATATTGAAGACAGTTGGAACAAGCCTAGTTGTGGTGATGGCAAGTTAAAAGTTTGTGCAATGAAATGTGGTAAGGAATGGGATCCTTTTGGAGAGCAATTTAAATAATGACAGATAAAACAAAATCAATGCCTAGTAACGATAAGACAAAACAATTTGATGATATCAGTAAAACGTTTTGTGCTTTACCGTGGATGCATTTAAGTTCAAGACCAGATGGCAAGATGAGAACATGTTGTACTTCAAATGCAAGTAGTGTACAAGATCCTGATTCAAATAAAAAAGTAGGTGGCGGTGAAGTTGGCGTTGTTAAAAATGACGATGGAGTACCTGCTAACTTTAATCACACAAGTTTAGAAGATGCATGGAACAGTGGCTATATGAGAAATGTACGCAAAATGATGTTGCGTGGAGAAAAGCCAGACCCATGTTTAAAATGCTACAAGGAAGAAGAAGCAGGACACTTATCAAAACGTAATTGGGAAAGTGATTACTGGGGAAATAGATATGACCTACGTGAACTAGTAGGCGAAACAGATGAGAACGGAAAGATACCGCCAAAGATTAGATACATTGACTTACGCATGGGTTCAAAGTGTCAGTTGGCGTGCGTTATGTGTTCACCACATGATAGTACAGGTTGGATTAAAGAGTGGAACGAAATGTATCCACAAATACAAAATCCTAAACTAAAGAATACAAGTGCTTGGGATAATAAAGGACGTAATGACGGAGCAAGTTATAACTGGCATAAAAACAATCCAAAGTTTTGGAGTGATTTGTTTGAACAAATTCCACACATGTATCAGTTATACTTTGCAGGTGGTGAGAGTTTAATTATTGATGAACACTATGACTTATTAGAAGAATGTATCAAACGGGGATACGCAAAGAACATTGAGTTGCGTTATAATAGTAATGCAGTTGAATGGCGTGATGATTTATTTGACTTATGGGCAGAGTTTAAACGTGTTCGTTTTCATTATTCAATTGATGCACATGGCGAGCATAATGATTACATTCGTTATCCTACACAGTGGCAACATCAAGAAGATGTGTTTTGGAAACTAGATGCTACAAGTGACAACGTTGAAGTAACAACTGCCACAACTATTATGGCATTGAACGTTGCATACATTCCAGAGTTTGTTAAATGGAAAGTAGCACAAGGATTTAGAAAAGTAAACAAGTGGCCTTTTGGTGCTGGTGGTATTAACATGCACTTTGCATATTGGCCTCCGCAGTTAAACTTAAAAGTATTGCCACAGAATGTAAAGCAACAGATTACAGACAAGTATGAACAAGAGTTCTTTCCTTGGATTGATGAGAACTGGCAAACATTTACAGGAGTTAAAGAAGCAGGCATTGATAAAGAAACATTCTTAAATGCAAGTTATGGATTACCTCGCTTTAAAGGTATCATACGTTTTATGAACGCTGAAGATTGGAGTGCAAGACTTCCTGAGACAAGAGAGTACTTGAACTTAGTTAACAAACAACGTGGTTGGGAAACAAAGTTCTTAGAAGTGTTTCCTATATTCAAAGATGTTTTATGATAGCAACGTTTGGTTGTAGTCATACTGGAGGCTTTACAGAAGATCAAACATGGCCGCATCTGTTATCAACACAAGTAAAAGATAATGTCTATAACTTAGGACATCCTGCTACTAGTTTAAGTTTTAGTGTTCAGATGCTCAAGCAGTTTAAAAAGAAATACCCACGCAGTAAAACTATATTGCAAGTTACAAGACCAAATAGATTTACTGTACTA